GATTGCCTCTTGTCTCGTGGGCTCGGAGATGTGTATAAGAGACAGATATATATATAGATTTGCGAAAAAAGTGGGCTTTTGACCAAAACCATAAAAAACACACATTATTACAAAATTTTACTATTTTTAAAATTCGCGAAAAAAACATGCCCTTTTATGAGAGAGAGAACTGATTTTAAAAGAGGACTAATTTTAGTTGTCTCTCTTTTATTTCTCAGACCTACTTAAGACGTTCATCTGATAACTCATACAAGATGGACTCCTTTCTGTGATGTACAATGATTTTTAATATCGGTATGTTAAATCATCTTGTGTGAGTTGGATGGATGAAAGTGAAAAGGAGATAAAAATGTTAGAAAGTAAATTTCAATCTGATTTGAAAAAAGAGTTAAAAAATAAATTTCCAGGATGCATTGTTATGAAAGCTGACTCAGCAGACATTCAAGGCATTCCTGATCTTTTAATTTTATACAAAGATAAGTGGGCTTCTCTTGAAGTTAAGAAAAATAAGAAAGCTTCGCATAGACCAAATCAGGATTACTATGTTGACAAAATGGAAGACATGTCATTTTCGCGTTTTATATATCCAGAGAATAAGGAGGACGTATTAAATGATTTGGAACAAACATTCAAATCTTGAGGGGCTTCATGCTCCGTTTAGCGCAAGTCAAAGTGCATGGTTAAGATATGACGATGAGAAATTACTTAGTGTCTATGATAACAAGAAAGCTTCGTACATAGGAACGCAGTTACACGAATGGGCTAAGAATACAATTGATTTAAAAATAAGACAACCTCGGTCTAAGAAAACTTTATATGCATACGTGAATGATGCAATTGGTTTTCGAATGAATACCGAAGTTGTCTTATTTTATTCTGATCATTTCTTTGGTACCGCAGACGCAATCAGTTTCGATAAAGGTATATTGCGAATTCATGATCTTAAGACTGGTAATCATCCAGCTAAAATGGATCAGTTAGAAGTATATACTGCATTATTCTGTTTGGAATATAGATTAAAACCAAATGAATTAAAAGATATAGAACTGCGAATATATCAGAACGATGAGGTGATAATTCATAAACCAGATCCTGATGATATATCAACCATTATGGATATTATTATTCATGATGATAAATTGTTAGAAAAAAGAGACGAGGAGGAATTAGGACGATGAATGAAGTTGTTCAAGAAATGATGAGTATATATTTGGATTCTGGAATGTCTGATGAAGAATACATAGAGCATTATGGAATGCCTCGTCGAAGCGGTAGATATACTTGGGGTTCTGGCGAAGATCCTTATCAGCATGGAAGTAAAGACTTTATTAGTAGAGTCGAAGATTTAAAGAAAACCGGTTGGACTGAAACGCCTGAAAATATCAAAGAAGCATTTGGTATCAATACTACCCAATATAGAATTGAGAAAGCTTTAGCTAAAGATGAACGTAGAGCGTATAACGTTGCAACTGCAAAGTCTTTAAAAGCAGATGGGCTGAATGATTCTGAGATCGGTAGAAAAATGGGTGTAAATGAATCCACTGTTCGAAGTTGGTTTAATGCAGAATCAGAATCAAGGATGAAACAGTCCAAAGAGACAGCTAATTTTATCAAGGAACAAGTAGATAAAAAGGGAATGGTCGATGTTGGTACTGGTGTAGAACGAGAGTTGAATGTATCAAAGACTAAATTCGATCAGGCCTTATATTTGTTGGAACGAGAAGGATATCCAATTTATAAAGGTGGTATTCCACAGGCAACCAATACTGGGCAACAGATCAATCAGAGAGTTATTTGTAAACCAGGAACGGAACATAAAGAAATATATAATTATGACAAAGTATATTCTTTGAAAGATTATATTACTCGTGATGGTGGTGATACATATGAAAAGAAATTTAGCTATCCAGCTTCTTTAGATTCTAAACGATTAAAGATCAGATATAACGAAGATGGTGGTATTGAAAAAGATGGTGTTATCGAAATTCGAAGAGGCGTGAAAGATCTAAGCCTTGGCGAATCAAGATATGCACAGGTTCGTATATTGGTTGATGGCACGCATTATCTTAAAGGAATGGCTGTATATTCTGATGATTTGCCAAAAGGTGTAGATGTTATGTTTAACACAAACAAATCAAAAGGTACACCGATGATGGATGTATTGAAACCTATTAAAGACGATCCTGATAACCCTTTTGGAGCATTAATTAAAGATGCTGATAAAGGTGGTCAGTATTGGTATGATCCAAAGACTGGTGAAAGAGTTAGTTCTAGTAAACCAGGAGCAAAACTCGGACTTATTAATAAGAAATCCGATGAGGGTGACTGGAATGATTGGGATAATACATTACCTGCTCAGTTCTTGTCTAAGCAGTCTATTTATATGGCTAAGAAACAGTTAGGTCTAGCCCGTGCTGATAAACAGGCAGAGTTTGATGAAATAAAATCATTAACAAATCCCACAGTTAAGAAATATCTCTTACAAAAGTTCTCAGATACTTGTGATTCTGCAGCCGTAGAGCTTAAAGCGGCAGCATTACCTGGACAAAGATATAGTGTCATTATTCCAATTACAACCATGAAAGATACAGAAGTTTATGCACCTAATTATGAAAACGGTACTAAACTCGCGTTGATAAGATTTCCTCATGGTGGAACCTTTGAAATACCAATTCTGACTGTAAATAATAAACAGCCTCAAGCAAGAAAGCTTTTAGGAACCGATGTGCCCGATGCTATTGGTATTAATCATAAAGTTGCGGATCGTTTAAGTGGCGCTGATTTCGACGGAGATACAACAATGTGTATTCCAACGCATGATAAAGCAGGAAAAGTTAAGATCACATCTACAAAACCATTAGAAAAATTAGAAGGATTCGATCCAAAGACAAGTTATGGTGCGTCAGAAGTTAAAGAAGATAAAGATGGTAATAAACATTACTATCGAGATGATAGAGAATACCGAATCATGACTAAGACTGATACAGAAATGGGTAAGATATCGAACCTAATTACTGATATGACGTTAGCAGGAGCAAGTCCTGACAAATTAGCTAGAGCTGTTAGACATTCGATGGTTGTTATTGATGCCGAAAAACATAAACTAGACTACAAACAGAGTGAGTTAGACAATAATATTCGCGCATTACGTAAAGAATACCAGCCTCATATGGATGAGAATGGACGAATGCGTTATGGCGGAGCTTCAACTCTTATTTCAAGAAGTAAAGGAGAGAAGCAAGTTGAGAAACGTCAGGGTACACCTAAGATTAATATCAAAGGCACCCCAGACTACGATCCAACCCGACCTGAGGGAGCATTGATCTATAAGACTGCCGATGACTCAAAGTACACCGTTAAGAAGCTGAATCCTAAAACAGGTGAGATAACAGAAGTCGTAAAGACTCGATATCAGAAGAGTACTAGGATGGGAGAAACAGATGACGCTAACACCCTAGTATCAGAAGCAAAACATCCAATGGAACTCGTTTATGCTGATTATGCTAATAGTATGAAAGCTATGGCTAATGAAGCACGTAAAGAGATGATGAGTACCGGTAAGATAGCATACAGTAGTGAAGCTAAATTGAAGTATCAGAAAGAGGTTGATTCTTTAAAAGCTAAACTTAACACTGCGCTATTGAATGCTACTCGTGAGAGAGAAGCACAACGTAAAGCCAATGCTGCGGTTAATAAGAAAATAGAAACTACTGAGATGTCTAAGAAAGATCTTAAGAAAGCTAAACAACAGGCAATCTCTAAATACAGAGATGAAGTCGGTTCTATTGCTAGGCGTGATAGATCAATACCAATTACAGAGAGTGAATGGAAAGCTATTCAGGCTGGTGCTGTATCTGAGAATGTTCTTAAGAAGATACTTGATAATACCGACATTGATGTGCTTAGACAATTAGCTACACCAAAAGCTACTAAAGAACTTAGTGCGGCTAAAGTAAACCGAATCAAAGCGTTGAGTGGATCTAACTACACTATTGATGATATAGCTAAGAAGTTGGGTGTATCAGCGTCAACCGTAAACAAGTATTTGAAAGGAGTTTAATGAATGATTGAATATCGATTAACTACATTTGATAATCCTTTTGATCCGTTTGACGACTTTACTCAATGGCTTTTGTTTGATAACGAAAAAGGATACAACACTTGTGGTTACTTAGCAAGATTACTTGCCAACCTTCCTGACGATTTGTCGGAAGTTGAAGAAGAACAGGAGAAAGAAAAAGCAATTGATACTATCATCGCTAACGATTTCTTAAATATTTATAAGAAAGTTGAAAGAAAGAGCGACGAACACGTATATGCATTTGATTAAGGTATAGGGGGGTGTCTAAAAAACTACCCCCTCCCCTACATCGCCGCCCTCTTTAAAAATTCTCCGGCGGTATTTTTCTGACAACATTTTGGTGCATACATACCTATAAAGAAAGTAAATTATATAAAATTACAAGTTTTTGTCAAAGCATTTTTCATAAAAGATACTTTATCCTAAAAAATTCTACAATGAGTCTATATTGTCTGTCCAAAAAGAAGTTAATAAATCCAATGTATGCACCAAAATGTTGTCAGAAACTATCGAATTAACAATAGTAAACATGTAAAAAGGAAGGTGGAAGCATGGCTAAAAAAGGCGAAACAAGACCGCCAGCAACATCTCCAGAGGTACAAGAAGCTCGAATGGTTAACATGGCATATAAGTTAGCTGAGAAACAGATGATGGAAGGTACAGCATCGTCTCAAGTTATCACTCATTTCTTAAAACTTGGATCATCAAGAGAAAAAAGAGAGATGGAAAAGTTAGAAGAAGAGAATAAGCTGTTGCGGGCAAAAACAGAATCGCTAGAATCAGCAAAACATGTCGAAGAATTATATGCCGAGGCTATAAAGAGTATGAAAAAATATTCAGGACATGAAGACGAATGATGAGGATATATAGTGAACTTATATTATTACCGACGTTTGAAGAACGGTATGAATATTTGAAATTAGATGGACAAGTTGGACAAGAAACTTTCGGAAGCGATCGTTATTTAAATCAATTATTCTATAAAGATCGTGAATGGCTTTCTATAAGAAATGACGTGATTATTAGGGACGCTGGAAGAGATCTAGGTATTGAGGGACGTGAATTGAATTCGTATATAATTGTACATCATATGAACCCGATTACAAGAGATGACATTATTAATAGGACTGAATTATTACTAAATCCAGAGTATTTAATATGCGTAAGCGCACGTACCCATAAAGCAATACATTATAGTGATAGTGGATTGTTGATATCTGATCCAGTAATTCGACAAAAGAACGATACTTGTCCATGGAAGAGATAACTAGAACTCGGGTGATCTTCGGACCCCGGGTCTTTTTATACCTAAATTTAGAAAGGAAAGAAATATGAATTTTAAAGATGCATTTAAAGCAATGAAAAAAGGTCGTATGGCAAAACGTCCATCCTGGGGCGGATACTGGTACTGGGATGTAGAGAAAAAAACTATTATGATGCAGTGTAGAACAAAAGATGATGGAGAAAAAGGTGACTTATTGGATATTAGAGAAACACAGGCAGTAGAGTACACTATGTCTAATATCTTATCTGATGATTGGATGATTGTAGATGAAACAAATTGTCCAGTTTTAGGCGGAGAAGCTACATTTGGATTCGGAGATGCAATTAAGTACATGAAACGCGGACTTAAAGTCAAAAGAAAAGGATGGAACGGAAAGGATCAGTATATTCAGCTTGCAATATGCGTTTCGTACACAGCAGCAGACGGAACAATCGTTAATTGTAATCACAATGATATTGGAAATAAAGCAATTGCGTTTATCGGCACGTCTGGCGTACAAATGGGATGGTTAGCAAGCCAGGCAGATATGCTGGCAGAAGATTGGATGTTTGCAGAATAAAAGCCGGAGTAATCCGGCATAAGGACTCTTATCTCAGTTGGTTAGAGAAATCGTCTCATAAACGATAGGTCCTGGGTTCGATTCCCAGAGAGTCCAGTTATATGATTATTAAAGGAGGTGAAAATGATGAAAGCAACTGTTTGTAATTGTGAAAAATTATGTGTTAGAGCAAACCCTTCCAAGGACTCTAATGTTTTAACAATTATCGATGTTGATACCGTTTTAGAGTGTGAACTGGGTGAATCAACAGATTGGTGTTCAATAACAAAAATTAACGGAATACCAGCAATTGGTTATTGTATGAGTAGATACTTAAAAACTGATGAGTCGAATAATAGAAAAGAGGTAAAACATGGATGAAGAATTTAGCATTTTAAATAGTGTTAAAAAAATGATTGGAATATCGTCCGATTATAAAGTATTCGATCAAGATTTGATCGTACATATTAATTCTGTATTCATGATTCTACATCAGTTGGGTATTGGTCCAAAAAACGGTTTTAGCATCACTGATGAAAATACTGTTTGGACTGATTTTGTATCCGATGAATCTAATCTTCACGCAGTTAAAACTTATATGCATTTAAAGGTGAAATTATTATTCGATCCTCCTTTAAGTACTGCTGTTATGGAATGTTATAAAGAACAAATCAAAGAACTAGAATGGCGACTAAACGTACAAGTCGAAGGAGGTCAAAATGACACAGAATGAATTATATCATCATGGCGTCCTAGGTATGAAATGGGGTGTCAGGCGGTATCACAACCGTGACGGGACTTTAAACGAACGAGGTAGACGAAAAGCTGCTAAGTTAGAGAATCGATATTCTGATTTAACAAATGGTAGAAATATCCGTAAGAAAAAAATTTCTAAGGGGATGAATGATAAACCCGTAAAAGCTATGAGTGATGTCGAACTTAAACAGAAAGTAAATAGACTTAGATTAGAAAAAGACTACCTAGATCTTAACAAACAAGTTAGTAATATAGAACATAAAACGATTTCAAAAGGGCAAAAACAAGTTTCTAAAATAGCCAATAAAGCAATCGATGAAATTTTAGTTGGTTCCACTATAAAAGTAGGAAAAGATTTATTTACAAAAGAATTGCGAAAATCTTTTAAAACAAAGAAGGATTAGCCTATGTCATTAAGTAATACAGCTACTCCTTTTTATTATGGACAATTTCGAGATGCTGTCATTCGCGGAGAGATACCTGTATGTAAAGAAATTTCGATGGAGATGAATCGCATCGACCGGTTGATTGATGATCCCGGAATCTATTATGATGATAAAGCAGTAAATGGTTTTATAGAATACTGCGAGAATGAATTAACTTTAACTGATGGAGAAGACCTTAATTTGTTACCAACGTTTAAGGTTTGGGCAGAACAGGTATTTGGTTGGTATTACTTCATAGATAGAAGTGTGTATGAACCAGATCCAGATGGTCATGGCGGTCATTATGTAACAAAGACCATAAAGAAACGACTCATCAACAAACAGTACCTTATTGTAGCAAGAGGCGCTGCAAAGTCTATGTATGAATCTTGCATACAGAATTTCTTCTTAAATGTCGATACAAGTACAACTTATCAGATTACAACAGCTCCTACTATGAAACAGGCTGATGAAGTAATGTCACCGATAAGAACTTCTATAACAAGGGCAAGAGGGCCGTTATTTAAGTTCTTAACAGAGGGTTCACTACAGAATACAACAGGATCGAAAGCAAATCGAGTCAAACTAACCAGTACAAAAAAAGGGATCGAAAATTTTCTAACTGGATCACTGTTAGAAGTTCGCCCAATGAGTATCGATAAACTACAGGGTATGAGATGTAAAATAGCTACCGTTGATGAATGGTTATCCGGTGATGTTAGAGAAGACCCGATCGGAGCTATCGAACAGGGAGCATCTAAGAATGATGATTATCTTATCATAGCCACGAGTTCTGAAGGTACAGTTCGTAATGGAGTCGGTGATACAATCAAAATGGAGTTGATGAATATTCTTAAAGGTGAATATTTCAATCCACATGTATCAATCTGGTATTACAAATTAGATTCTATAGAAGAAGTAAACGATCCTGATATGTGGTTAAAAGCTAATCCAAATCTAGGAAAGACTATTACTTATGAAACTTATCAGTTAGACGTTGATAAGGCTGAGAATAACCCAGCATCCAGAAACGATATCCTAGCAAAACGTTTCGGTATTCCTATGGAAGGTTATACGTATTTCTTTACATACGAAGAAACTCTTACACATCGACGAAAAAGAGATTATTGGCAAATGCCATGTGCTCTTGGCGCCGACTTATCACAAGGTGATGACTTTTGTGCGTTTACATTTCTATTTCCATTATCCGATGGTTCTTTTGGTGTTAAAACCAGAAACTATATTTCATCAAAAACATTATCCAGTTTACCGTTAGCAATGAGAACTAAATACGAAGATTTCATGAGAGAAGGAAGTCTTATTGTACATGAAGGAACAATTCTTGACATGATGGCCGTTTATGAAGATCTGGACAACCATATCATTGAACGTGGATATGATGTTCGAGCTTTTGGTTATGATCCATATAACGCAAAAGAATTCGTAGATCGCTGGTCTCGTGAAAACAGTCCATTCGGTATAGAGAAAGTTATACAGGGATCTAAAACAGAATCTGTACCATTAGGTGAATTAAAGAAATTAGCAGAAGATAGAATGCTATTATTCGATGAAGAATTGATGAGTTTTACCATGGGAAATTGTATTGTTATGGAAGATACGAATGGTAATAGAAAATTGTTAAAGAAACGATACGAGGCAAAAATTGATGCAGTATCAGCAATGATGGACGCACTCGTAGCATTTAAACGAAACAAAGAAGCTTTTGAATAAGGAGTAACTAAATGAAATTAACACTTGGTTCTAGGCTTATAAACGCTTGGAATGTATTTAAAAATAATCGCGATCCAACAGATGATTATAACTATGAATATTATAGTTCTGGAAGTACTTATCGTCCAGATCGTCCGCGATTAACTAGAGGAAATGCAAAATCTATATCCGCATCGGTGTTTAATCGAATAGCATTGGATGTAGCAGCAATAGATGTGAAGCATTGTCGATTAGACAAAGAAGACAGATTTATAGAAATTATGCATTCTAATTTAAATGAATGTTTGACATTAAGTGCTAATATCGATCAGACACATCGAGCGTTTTTACAGGATGCTGTATTAACAATGTTCGATAAAGGCGTTATAGCGATCGTTCCGGTAGATACTACCACAAACCCAAACATGACAAATTCATATGATATTTTATCAATGCGAGTTGGCGAAGTTTTAGAGTGGTTTCCGAATAAAGTTAAAGTACGTTTATACAATGATCGAACTGGTAAAAAAGAAGATTTGTTATTATCTAAAGAAGATGTAGCAATCATCGAAAATCCATTCTACACAGTGGTTAACGATAGTAATTCTACATTACAGCGATTGAAAAGAAAACTTAGTTTATTAGATGTGACAGATGAGAAAACGGCATCAAGTAAATTAGATTTGATTATTCAGTTGCCGTACATAATTAAGTCTGATGCAAGAAAGAAACAGGCTGAAGAAAGACGTAAGCAAATTGAGGATCAGCTAGCGGGAAGCACATACGGTATCGCATATACAGATGGTACTGAAAAAATAACACAGCTAAATCGAAGTGTGGAGAACAATCTTATGTCTTCAGTCGAATATCTGACAAATCAGTTCTTTGCACAGATGAACATCACACAAAGTATTTTAGATGGAACGGCTGATGAAAAGACAATGTTAAACTACAACAATCGAACCATCGAACCTATAATTTCTGCAATCGTAAACGAATTAAAAAGAAAATTTCTAACTAAGACTGCCCGTACACAAGGACAGTCTATTTGTTTCTTTAGAGATCCGTTCCGATTAGTACCGGTAAATGATATGGCAGAAATTGCTGATAAATTTACACGAAACGAAATTATGACATCAAACGAGATTAGGCAGGCTATAGGTATGAAACCTTCGAATGATCCTAAAGCGGACGAATTGGTCAACAGTAATATAAGTCAGCCGACAGACGAACAAAATTATCCGCCTGAGTATGATGACGGATATGAATATGATGAAGGAGGAGAAAATCAAAATGAAGTATGATTTTTCCGGATGGGCTACCCGAGCAAACCTCAAATGCTCAGACGGACGTACAATTATGAGAGATGCTTTCAAACAAAATGATGGACAGAAAGTTCCGTTGGTTTGGAACCATCAGCATGACGATCCTAATGAAGTATTAGGACATGCATTATTAGAAAACAGAGAAGATGGAGTGTACGCATATTGTTCACTCAATGATACGGAGGCGGGAAAAACAACCAAGCTACTTATTCAGCATGGTGACATCTCGGCTCTTTCTATTTATGCGAATCAGTTGAAACAGAATATGTCAAATGTCGTGCATGGAAATATTCGAGAAGTAAGTCTTGTGCTTGCAGGAGCTAATCCAGGTGCATCTATCCAATCTGTGATTCAGCATGGAGCAACCATAGAGGATGAAGCAATGATTTATACAGGGGAAGAATTATCAATTATGCATTCTGATGATCCTAAACCGCCAGTGGAGAAACCAGAAAAACCAGAAAAGAATACAGACGAAAATGGCGAAACTATCGGTGATATTTTCAACACATTAGATGAAAAACAGAAAGAGGTAGTTTATGCATTAATCGGAGAAGCATTAGAAAATAATAATTCCGAAGGAGGAGATAACACTATGAAACATAATGTATTTGATCAGTCTGAAGAACAGAACAGTGAAAATGTTCTCTCACATTCTGAGATGCAGACGATCATTGAAGATGGAAAGCGATTTGGAAGTTTAAAAGAAAGCTTCCTTCAGCATGCTGAAGAATACGGTATCGAAAATATTGAATACCTTTTCCCAGAAGCTAAATCACTTAATACACCGCCTGATTTCATTAAACGTGAAATGGGCTGGGTACAGACTGTAATGAGCGGAGTTCATCACACTCCATTCAGTCGTATTAAATCTATGTTCGCTGATATCACAGCAGATGAAGCGAGAGCCAGAGGTTATATGAAAGGTAAACTGAAGAAAGAAGAAGTATTCGGTTTACTTAAGAGAACAACAACACCTACAACAATCTATAAAAAACAGAAATTAGACCGCGATGATGTAATCGATATCACAGATTTCGATGTTGTCGCATGGCTAAAATCTGAAATGAGAATGATGCTGGAAGAGGAAATGGCTAGAGCTATTCTTATTGGAGATGGCCGTTTACCTTCTTCTGACGATAAGATTAATGAACAGAACATTCGTCCAATTTGGAAAGATGAAGAGTTATACACAATCAGAGGAATTGTTAAAGGGGATGATTCTGATAAAGCGGCTTTAGCGACAGAATTCATCGATCAGTCAGTACGTTCTATGACAGATTATAGAGGATCTGGTTCTCCAACAGCTTATATGACAGCGGAAATGCTAACAGAGTGCCTGTTATTAAAAGACACTAATGGTAAACGTATCTACTCTAACGAAAATGAAGTCGCAACAGCGATGAGAGTATCTAAGATCGTTACTGTTCCTGTTATGAATAACCAGACAAGAAAAGAAGGCAGCGATACATATACTTTACAGGCAATCATCGTTAATCTGAACGATTATAATGTTGGTGCTGATAAAGGTGGAGCAATTAACATGTTCGACGATTTCGACATTGATTACAACCAGCAGAAATACCTGATCGAAACACGTTGCTCAGGAGCTTTAACTAAACCATTCTCAGCAATTGTACTCGAGACAAAGAAAACAGCCTAGATGGAGGTTTATAAATGGAAAGAATTTATGAAGACGCAAATGACCAGCATATTGTTGGAACATTCATATATGTAAAAACTGGTAAAGCATATAGCGATACTGACTGTAAAGTTGGAGTCACAGCAGAGATGTTAAAAGACCTCTATTATAAAGGTGTTGTAATTGTTGATAATAAGAAAGAGTATAAACCAGTAGCGATGAATGAAGCTTCTGGAACTGTAACTCTTACATATGTAACAGCAGATACTACACCAACAACAGCGAAACTTGCAACAGTACAGTCTGTAGCAGCTGAAGAATAGGAGAAATTCAAAATGGGAAAATGGTTTGGTAAAGTCGGATACGGAATTACAAAAGAAGTTGAACCTGGTGTATATGTTCCAGAAATTGTTGAACAAGAACATTATGGAGATATAACTACCAGTCGTAGACGATACCAGACGTCCAGTAATATTAATGATGAGTTAGTCTTATCTAACACAATTAGTATTCTTGCCAATCCGTTTATGACTGAGAATTATTCTAATATTCGATACGTGGAAATTATAGGAACGAAGTGGAAGGTTACAGAAATTGAACCGCAATATCCACGGTTTATCCTAACAACAGGAGGTGTATACAATGGCGACACGCCAGGAACTACAGACTAAATTAGAAGAGATTCTTGGAGGTCGTCATGTATACTTTCAACCTCCAGAATCAACAAAAATGGAATATCCAGCTATAGTCTTTTCAATGAAAGACCGAAGAATCACATATGCTGATGATACTGTATATTCCATGAATAATACTTATGAGCTAATCGTGATCGGTAGATTACCCAATGATGATTTGATATCTAAGTTATTAAGTCTTCCGTATTGTACTTACGAACGGCAATACAAATCAGATAATCTCTATCACGATGTACTAAATTTATATTTTTAAACAGGAGGAAACATTATGTCAGAAACTAGACTTACTTGGGATGATACAGGTAAGCGATTCTACGAAACCGGTGTTAAACAGACCGTGTTATATCCGCAGGATGAAAGCGGAGCATATCCAAAAGGTGTAGCGTGGAATGGTGTTACGGCTATTACAGAATCCCCATCTGGTGCAGAGTCAAACCCTCTGTATGCTGATGATATTAAATACCTTGATCTTATCTCTGCAGAAGAATATGGAGCAACAATTGAAGCTTATACATATCCAGAAGAGTTTGGAGTTTGTCAGGGTGAGAAAGAATTAGTAAAAGGTGTAAGCATTGGTCAGCAGGATCGTAGCGCATTCGGTTTATCTTGGAGAACCGTTTTAGGTAACGATGTTAAGAAAGACGCTTATGGCTATAAATTACATCTTATGTATGGCGGAATGGCAGCACCTTCAGAAAAAGGATACGAATCTATCAATGATAGTCCTGATGCTATTACAATGTCATGGGAGGTTACAACAACTCCTGTAAGTGTAACGGGCGGAAAACCGACAGCTATTATTACAATTGATTCTACAAAGACAGATGCAACCAAACTAAAAGCACTTGAAGATGTCTTATACGGAGAGTCAGCAGCAGCTAGATTGCCACTTCCGGATGAAGTAGCGACGATTATGAACGCAGCAGGATAAAATTTGTATAAACGTCTATAAAAGATAACAAGAGCCCCTAATAAAAAGTCATAGGGGCTTTTATTTTGTTTATTAAAAGGAGTTAGAAAATGATAAAAAAGACAATTACATACAACGATTACAATGGAGTGGAAAGAACTGAAGATTTCTATTTCAATTTATCTGAAGCAGAAGTTATGGAAATGGAACTTGGAGTAACAGGTGGCATGGCTGAAATGATTCAGCGTATTGTGCAGGCTCAGGATGGACCAACAATTATGCAGACATTTAAAGATGTGGTTTTACGTTCTTACGGTGTTAAGAGTCCCGATGGAAAAAGATTTATCAAGAACGACACATTACGAGAAGAGTTTTCTCAGACAGAAGCATATTCTCAGCTATTCATGAAACTTGCTATGGATAGTAAAGCTGCAGCTGATTTTGTAAACGGTATTATGCCTAAAAAAGTTGAAACACCAAAAAGTTCTATTCCAGCCCCATTCGATAAATAGTTAGGAGGGATGAGATGCTTCAGATAACAATTCCGACAATGAATGATTTATGGGACGAGCGGAATCAACAATTCCTATCGATAAAGGAAACTACAATACAGCTGGAGCACTCTCTCTTATCGATTTCAAAATGGGAGTCAAAATGGAATAAATCATTCATTAATACAAAAGACAAAACAGAAGACGAACTTATAGATTACATTAAATGCATGACCATTACGAAAAATGTAGATCCAAATATTTATGTGTGTTTAACAGCTGAAAACATACAAGAAATAGTGAATTATATAAATGCTCCGATGACAGCAACAACAATTCGAGATACCGGAAAAAGTAATCACGAAATAGTTACATCGGAGCTTATTTATTATTGGATGATTTCTTTAAACATTCCCGTTAAATTTGAAAAATGGCATTTGAATAGACTCATAACTCTTATAAGAGTTTGTAGTATTAAGAATCAACCTGCTAAGAAAATGAGTCGAGGAGAAATAATGCAACGTAATGCAGCACTTAATGCCGCTAGAAAGAAACGTTGGAACACGAAAGGATAAACGAATTATGTTGACAATCCGACAAAAAGGAGATTTTTCAAAACTCACAAAATATCTTATAAAGGCCAAAGAAGTCGCTAAGTTCGATTCTGTATTAGCAAAATATGGACAACGTGGTATCGATGCATTATCCAAAGCAACACCAGTAGATACTGGATTGACAGCGAGTTCCTGGTATTACGAGATTGAAAAAGGCGATAAAGGTGTGTCTATAGTTTTTTACAATTCGAATGTCAACCGTGGGATTTGTATCGCTGTAATTCTACAGTATGGTCATGGAACAAGAAATGGTGGATGGGTTGAAGGTCGTGATTATATAAATCCAGCATTACAACCTATTTTCAATGAAATTGCAGAAGCAGCATGGAAGGAGGTAACAGAACTTTGAGTAAGACCGTCGACGAACGAGTCGTTGAGATGCGGTTTGATAATAAAGATTTTGAGAAAAATGTTCAAACCACTATGTCAACTCTCGATAAGTTTAAGCAAAAGCTTAATTTTAATGGTGCGTCGAAGGGGTTAGAGAATATAGAAAAATCTGCTAGCAAGGTCAACATGTCAGGACTTGGCTCAGCAGTCGAAACAGTGCAAGCCAAATTTTCGAAATTAGAAGTAATGAGTGTAACAGCACTGGCGAACATTACTAATTCAGCAGTAAATGCTGGTAAAAGAATTGTTGATGCATTGACGCTTGAACCAGTGATGTCTGGATTTCAAGAGTATGAAACACAGATTAACGCTGTTCAGACAATTTTAGCAAATACGTCATCTAAAGGAAGTACTCTTGAGGATGTAAATAAAGCATTAGATGAACTGAATCACTATGCCGATATGACTATTTATAACTTTACAGAGATGACAAAAAATATCGGTACCTTTACAGCAGCGGGTGTTGATCTGGATACATCCGTATCGGCAATCAAAGGTATTGCGAACTTAGCCGCAGTTTCGGGTTCTACATCTCAACAGGCATCTACTGCGATGTATCAGTTATCTCAGGCACTTGCTGCAGGTACTGTAAAACTTCAGGATTGGAACTCTGTTGTAAATGCTGGTATGGGTGGTCAGGTATTTCAGGATGCATTGAAAGAAACCGCCAAAGTACATGGCGTAGCAATTGATAAAATGATTAAAGATGAAGGAAGCTTTAGAGAGACTTTAAAGAAAGGATGGTTAACTTCTGACATCTTAACAGAAACCCTAAGTAAGTTTACTGGGGATTTAAATGAACAACAGCTTAAAACAATGGGTTACAGCGAAGAACAGATCAAATCTATTATAAAGATGGGTAAGACTGCAAATGACGCAGCAACAAAGGTTAAGACATTTAGTCAGTTATTTGACACTTTAAAAGAAGCTGCTCAGTCTGGATGGACACAGAGTTGGGAAATAATCGTAGGAGATTTCGAAGAAGCAAAGAGTTTCTTAACAGGAATAAGTGATACCTTAAGTAATATGATTAATACTTCTGCAGATGCACGAAATAAAGTTTTATCTGATTGGAAAGATTTGGGCGGACGTACAGCAATTATAGATTCATTGAAAAATACTTTTGAGGGTCTCGAGAGTATATTAAAACCTATACATGAAGCGTTCAAAGATATTTTTCCTCCAATTACTGCTAAACAGTTATATTCTTTTAGTGTTGGATTAAAAAAACTAACATCACATTTAAAGATAAGCGATACCACAGCAAACAATTTAAAAGAAACATTCAAAGGAGTGTTTTCTTTATTCGATATTGGTATTAGTGCCATTACATCATTCGGTAAAGGAATTATTTCAGTTCTTGGAAGCTTTGCAGGGATAGAAGGTGGCGTTTTAGGTGTTACCGCAGAACTTGGAAAAGGAGTAACCGGATTCAGAAACTATATAAAAGAGATCGGATTATTCGAAAATATTACAGGCGGATTATCTAACATTCTCATATCGTTCATAAACGGTATAAAAACATTCAGTAAAGCTATTTTGGATCAATTCAATGTGAAAGATTTTTCAAACATATTTGAAAGTATCGCAAATATTGTATCAGGTGGTATAAAAAATATAAGCGATATTATGCAAAATCTAATTAAAACTTTCAGTAGTTCAGACTTAATAGACGTATTGAATAACGGAATTTTAGCTACAATCTTATTAAAAATAAAAAAGACCATTGGTGATTTGAGTAGTTCGTTTGAGTCTGGCAGTGGCGTTATTAAAAATATCACGGGAATATTAGATGATGTGCGAGATTGTTTTAAAGCATATCAAGAACAATTAAAAGCTGGTACCCTGATTAAAATAGCAGTCGCAATAGGAATTTTGGCAGGAGCTATTTTTACGCTATCCACGATAAAAGCCGATGCATTAACAAGTTCGTTAGTGGCATTGACTGTTTTATTTGTCGAATTAGTACAAGCTTTAAATAAAATTTCCGATATACAAGGTAATATTTCTAATACAATAAAGGCATGTTCTTTGATGATAGCAATGAGTATATCAATAGGAATTTTAGCAAATGCTTTAAAAAATATAGCATCAATCGACTGGGGTGGATTGAGCAGAGGACTTGTTGGAATCGGAGCGTTGATGACTGAATTGTCGTTATTTATTTCGAAAACTGATCTAACTGGAAAAATAAGAAGTAGCGCTACTGGATTAGTATTAATCGCTACAGCAATGCTGATATTATCCAAAGCTATCGAAGAATTTAGTTGTATGAATTGGGAAGATATAGGAAAAGGTGTAGCGGCTATTGGCGGACTATTAACTTTAATGAGTGCATTTACTAATACTACTAAAAGTGTTAGTAATGCAATATCAATCGGTGTAGCGATTAATCTACTTGCTACAAGTATAAACAATATCGTTGACGCAATGAAAAATATTTCTGATATGAGTTTGGACGATATTCAAAAAGGATTAATCGGTATCGGTGGAGCATTAGGAAGCATTGCGTTAGGTATGAATTTAATGCCTAAAAATATGTTAACCGTTAGCGCCGGATTATTGATAGTTTGTTCAGCATTAGAAAATCTATCATCTTTCGTCACATCAATTGGCGAATCAAGTTGGAACGATTTAGCAAAGGGATTATCAACTTTAGGGGCGTCATTAGGCATTCTTTCAGTTGGATTAAAAGCAATGCAAGGGTCTATTGGAGGCTCAGTAGCATTGATATCAGCAAGTGTTGCATTACTTGCGATAACTAACGTTATTAAAGAACTTGGAAGCGTAAATATTGCATCTATCTTGAAAAGTTTAGTCACTATTGCTTCTGTGTTCGCAATTATTGGTGCTGCGTCCACCATATTAAGTCCATTAATTCCGATTATTTTATCGTTAGCGGTAGCATTTACTTTATTTGGAGCGGCTATACTAAGTATTGGTGCTGGACTAACACTTATGGGCGTAGGATTGACAACGATTTCAGCAGGTATTACTGCATTAGCCTTATCAGCAGCAAGTGGTGCAACATCCATAGTGGCATCGTTAACAATTATTATAACTGGATTTATATCTTTGATACCTACAATCATAGCAAAAATGGCAGAGGGAATTGTAAGTTTTGTACAGGTTATCAGTGAATCAGCATCTAAAATAGCAACCGCTTTAATGAAGGTTTTAGCAGAAACTTTAAAAAGTTTATCAACATATGGACCAGTGATTGTTGATTCATTATTATCTCTATTCGTAAAAATTATTGATTCCGTAGCAGAACATGTTCCAGAATTAATAGTAGCATTCAATAATTTATTTAGATCTATTTTTGATGGCGTAATTAATTCATTAAAAAATGTGAATTCAGATAGTCTTTTAAAAGTCGTTAGTGCTGTTGGAATAATGACTGTTCTTATGAAAGCATTATCGACAGTTACTTCTGTATTACCATCCGCTATGGTTGGACTTGCCGGTATAGGCGTAGCTTTTACAGAATTATCCGGAATATTAGCATTACTTGGAGGACTTGCTCAAATACCTGGATTGAAATGGCTTATTGGAGAAGGTGGGGTATTATTAGAAACTATTGGAACAGCTATTGGCAAATTTATAGGTGGTATAGCCGGGGGAATATCTGCTGGAGTAACATCATCTTTACCAGTAATAGGTACAAATCTTTCTGCATTTATGAAAAATTTAGAACCGTTTATAAATAGTATCGGAAAGATTAACGGGTCGATATTCTCTAATGTTAAAGAACTTTCAAAATCAATATTATTATTGACTGGCACAAGCTTTATACAATCACTGACATCATGTGTAGGTGGAAGACAAAGCTTTAAGAATTTTGGTGAGCAGTTAGAAATACTTGGTAATTCATTGGAGAAATTTAGTGAAAAATCAACTGAAATAGCATCAGAAGATGTACTGAATTCTACCAAAGCAATAAAGATAATAATAGAATTAATGAAATCATTACCTAAAACAGGCGGTTTATCACAGGCCTTTGGCGGGACTAAAGATTTAGGAGACTTTTCATCTAAGTTAGGATCATTTGGTGACGCAGTTAAAAAATATGCTGATAATGTCTCAGATATCGAACCAGAAAAAATTACTTCTTCGGCAACAGCAATTAAAGCAATCTCAGATTTATTAAAAAATATAACCAATATCGAAAATGTAGATAGTGGAACACTCGGTTCAAAATTTAAGAATATTGGAGACGGAATCAAACAATATTCAGAAGCTGTATCAGGTGTTAATTCTGACAATGTCACTAATTCATTATCAGCCGCGAAATCGTTGGTTGAGATAGTGAAGAGTATATATGGAACAGGATCATTATTTAATTCGTTTGTGAGTCTTAATCTCAGTGCATTTGGAGATAGATTAGCTCAATTGGGAAACGCATTAAGTAAATATTCTAATTCGATTGGAACTATTAATACGAGTACAATACAATCATCGGCATTAGCTGTTAAAAATTTACTTCAAGCGTTATCAACTATTAATACTGGAAATATCGTCGGCATATTAGGTACCGGCGTTAACTTTTCAGCATTAGGAACGAATCTATCAAATCTTGGATCAGCAATAACTAAATATTCAACATCTATTCAAAATGCGACTTTTGATAAAATCACTAGTTCTACATCAGCTATAAAATCTTTATTGGGAGTTATATCAGCAGTATATAGTAGTGGCGCATTATTTAACTCTAATCTGAACATACCCAATGATTTAGGTGAAAAATTAGTTATTATTGGAAATGCTATGACTAAGTATTCAGCATCAATAAATAGTGTTAACGCTGGATCAATTATTAATTCATCTAATGCTATAAAAGCATTAATGGGTGTTATTGGCTCAATTAATATCACTTCGACTTCTGTAGGACTCTTAAATAGCGTAGGTTCATCAGATTTCACAACCAAAATAACATCGTTAGGAACTTGCTTGAATAATTACTCTAAATCTATAGGAAACATTAATGCCAATGGGATAATTAAATCAACAACAGCTTTAAAAAGTCTAGTTATTGCGATAAATAGTATGACTGGCATAAATAGTATGGGGGTTAGTACATTTGTACAAGCCATCAACACTATAGGTCAAGCTAATATTGGCGAATTTGTAAAGAATTTATCAGGCTCATCTGAAAAGATGAAATCTGCAGGCGTAAACTTGATTGAGGCACTAAAAAAAGGTATAGAATCAAAGAGTAAATCTATATCCTCAACAGCCACGTCAATAGCAAATAGCATGTCAAAAACGTTTACGTCAAAAAGTAGTTCGTTTAGTAAAGCCGGTTCGACTGCCGCTAATGGAATGTTGAAAGCACTCAAATCTAAAAAAGGTGATTTTAAAGAGGTAGGTGGTAATTTCGCTAGCCAACTATCTAAAGGATTTAAATCTGACAAAATAAACTCAAAATGCGAAAAAATATGTAAAGCTGCAGTCAAAAAACTTAACGAATATAAAGATGATTTCTATAACGCAGGTAAAAATTTAGTTTTAGGTTTTGCTAACGGTATCACCGACAACACATTTATGGCTGAAGCAAGAGCCGCTGCAATGGCACAAGCATCTTTAGCTAAAGCTAAGAAGACACTTGACGAACATTCACCATCGAAAGAATTCTATAAAATAGGTAAATTTGCAGTCTTAGGATTCGTGAATTCATTCTCAGACAACATGAAGTTGGTTAATAAATCAGGTTCTAACTTAGCTCGTCAGTCTATGGATGGAATGGGTAAAGCTATGAATCAGATCGGCGATGTGATTACAAACGGTATTGATCCAAATCCGACAATAAGACCTGTAGTTGACTTATCTAATATCCAGAATGGCGTAGGAGCAATCAACGGTATGTTTAATGATACTGCATTAGGAAATCTTGGTGGTATCTCAGCGAGTATCAATCGAAAAATTCAAAATGGATCAAATGCAAATGTCATAGACGCAATTAAAGACTTGAAACGAGCTGTATCTAATATATCTGGCGATAATTACTCAATCAATGGTGTTACATATGATGATGGAAGCAATATCGCAGATGCGATTAGAACAATAGCTCATGCTGCAAAAATAGAAAGGAGGAGCTAATGGCGAGCGTAACAAATTTAAAAGTAGCTTTTCAGAATAATTCAGATAGTACATTGTATGCTACATGGTCCTGGGGACACAAACATACAAAAGAATATTCTATTGAATGGCAATATGATACCGGAAACGGAGTTTGGTTTATAGGAAACACGAGTACTGAAACAAGAAAGCAGTCTACATATTCTTTTCCTAGTAATGCCAAGAAAGTTAGAGTTTTAGTTAAACCTATATCTACTACCTATAAGAAGAAAGTTACTAAGAAAAATAAAAAAGGAAAAAAAACCACTACTTTAGTAGAAACTCATTATTGGACTGCTGACAAGAAAGCATCTAATGAGTTTAGTGTTTTACGATACAGAATTCCAGCAACACCATCAGCTCCGACTGTATCTATGGACGGTTATAAAATGTCTATTTCATTAGAAGTAAGTGATTCAAACACTGCCAAAATCGAATTCGAAATAAGAGATTCATATTCAGATGGCGACACACGAATTAATAGCAGTTCAATTGCTAGTAAGACACAAGTTAAAAGTAGGGCACGAATTAGTAGTGGTTCAACTGGCAACGGTTCGATTAGCGGTAGTCCGATTATAGGTGGTGGTAACCAAACAATACATGCAATGTTATCTGGATTAATGATCGATATATACGTTAGGTCAGCGGTTGTAAATGTTGTGAATAATCTTGCTATTTATGAACTTATGGTAACCATGGCACAAGGTACCGGTTATAGGGTTCGAGCAAGAGGTATAAGTGCACAAGGTACAAATGGAGAATGGTCTGGTTGGTCATCCCTTGTGCAAACTCCGCCAGAAAAAGTATATGGTGTACAATGTGCAGCCGCCGGAAAAGATTCTGTAAAAGTCAATTGGAATTCAGCTATAGGTGCAAAAACATATACGATCGAATACACGTCACAACAAGATTATTTCGACGCTGTTCCAGATCAGGTTTCATCTAAAGACAATATTAACGCTACTTATACATACATAAATGGTTTAGATCGTTCTAAGCGATGGTATTTTCGCGTTAAAGCAGTCAATGAGTCTGGAACAGTATCAGAATCATGGAGTGATATCGTATCATGTGTAATAGGTACAAAACCTAACCCACCGTCAACTTGGTCATCTGTATTAACAGCGACAACTGATGAAACAGTAATGTTATATTGGATTCATAATACAGAGGATGGATCAAGTCAAGTTTCTGCCGAAATAGAATTGATCAATGATAGCAATACTGAAATCATAACGGTCCCAAACGATAGAAGTGATGAGGATAAGGATAAAACAAGTTCTTATTCTCTTCAGACTTCAAAATACCCAGATGGTGCAGAGCTTAAATGGCGGGTTAGAACAAAAGGCGTGACCGACGAATATGGTGATTGGTCTATACAAAGATCCATTCATATTTACACAAAACCAGAATTAGAAGTTATCATCGCTACTCCAAAATCAGACACAACAACTGATACAATAACCGAAATCACAAAGCTTCCATTCTGTATTATTTGTAACAATAGGAGTAAAGGACAACGTCCGATCGGTTATTATATTACTATTGCTCCAACGACAACCTATGTAACATTAAATAACTCAGGAGAAGAAATATTCGTTAATGAAGGTGAAACCATATATTCAAAATATATTGACGATTTACTAGACACAGATAATCCAGATTTGTATACATTAGTGATAAGTGCTGGTGATATTAATCTTCAGAATGACATTGTATACAAAATTACGGTTAATATGACATTAAACTCTGGATTATATTGTGATAAAGAACTAGAAGTTCCAGTTAATATAGAATACAGCGGAGCAATGTTAGAAGCCGAGATAAGTGTTGATGGAGACGCGTTAGTTACTTATATCTCTCCGTATTGTATAAAACAGAGTGAATCTGAAGCTGTTGAAATTACTCAAGAAGAAGACGGCGAGGAACCAACACTACCAAATGCTGATGAATTAGATCCAGAGATTATGCTAGCAGTTTATCGTAGAGAATACGATGGAAGTTTTACGTTAATCTCTGAAAAAATAGAGAATAATTTAGCAAAAACTATTGTTGATCCTCATCCATCCTTGGATTATGCACGGTATAGAATTGTTGGGACAAACACTAATACTGGAGAAATCACTTATCACGATATTCCAGCGGTGCCAGTTGATGAAAAGTCAATAGTTATCCAATGGGGTGAAAAATGGCAAGATTTTGATAGAAATGTTCCGGATGCCACAGATGATGCAGTTATTTCTGGTTCCATGTTAGTACTAGAATACGACATCAAAGTAGCTGAATCATATTCCAGAGATGTGACACTTGTCGAATATATCGGTAGACGAAGTCCTGTATCTTATTATGGCACACAAATTGGCGAAGGTGGTTCTTGGTCTGTAGATATTCCATGCAACGATACTGACACAATTTATGCGTTACGAAGATTAGGTACTTATCAAGGAGATGTGTATATACGAGAACCTTCAGGTTTAGGTTATTGGGCGAGTGTATCAGTATCAATGAATCATACGAGAAAAGATAAAATCATACCAGTAACTTTAGATGTAACAAGAGTAGAAGGAGATGGTATTTAATGATTGATTGGAAAAAATCGATGAAGCGAACCTTCGAGTTCTATGAAGTTGACTCAAAGACCTGGAAGGATAAAAGAAAATTATCGAACATAACCGAATGTTCTATTAAATGGGATTTGGATGCTGAAACGTTGGGAAGTGCTACTATCAAAAGTTCTGAGTCACTTGGAGAAAGTTATATCAGAACATATATGATAGCAATTCAAAATGGATTAACGTATAGAATTCCATTAGGTACATTTCTTGTTCAAACCACTACATCAAGTTTTGATGGTAAGAGTAAAACAGTACCAATGGATGCATATACTCCTTTATTGGAGTTGAAAGATAACTATCCACCATTAGGGTATACAGTAATAAAAGATCAGAAAATTTTAGAAACAGGAGCTCGTATATGTGATGATCACATGCGGGCTCCTGTCATTGTATCTGAAAACGACGAAACATTATTTGCCGATTTCACAGCAAATACCGATGAAACATGGTTAGCATATCTTAAAGCTCTTATTGCAAACGCTAAATATCATTTGGATATTAATGAAATGGGTGAAATATTATTTGCCCCAGATCAAGAAACAGCTTCGTTACAGCCTATTTACACATATGACGATTCTAATTCATCAATTCTTTATCCAGATGTAGAAGACGAACACGATCTATACGGAATACCTAATGTAGTGGAAGTCGTCTATTCAAAGGATAGCACTTATAAATACGCAAGAGCTGTGAACGACAATCCTGATAGTATCACATCAACCGTTAGTCGTGGACGAGAAATCTTATATCGTGTTACAGATCCGAATATCGGCGATCCTACACAAGAACAGTTAGAACAATACGCTAAACAGGTGCTTAGAGAGAAATCCTCGGTAGAACATACAATTACTTATTCTCATGGATGGACTCCAGTTAGAGTTGGCAATTGTGTTCGATTAGATTACGCGAGAGCTGGCATGCGAAACATCAAAGCTAAAGTTATATCTCAATCATTCAATTGCGACGCAGGATGTAAAGTTAGCGAAACTGCAGTGTATACAATAGATTTATGGAGGTGATGATATGGAATTAGAGAAATCGTTAGTAGACGCCTTTGTAAAAAACGCTAGTAATAATCGGAAAGAAATAGCGACATCGAACATAATGTATGGAACAGCTATTCAAAGTAATGGAACAATATACGTCAAAATAGATGGTTCTGATTCGATTATTCCAGTAACAAAAGCAGTTGATGCAGAATCTGGTGACCGAGTAACCGTGACAATCGAAAACCATAAAGCTGTTCTTACCGGAAATATAACTAATCCAGCATCACTAAAGAAAATCAAAGCCGAAGAAGGATATATAGGCGGTTATGTTATAACAAAAGATCAAATTTATAATTCTGATGGCGGCTATGGAAAATGCGTTGGTTTAGGTACACCTAATATTGGATGGGCTTTCTACGCTGGAGCAAATTCTAAAGACGACATTAATGGTGCGTTATTTCGAGTAGGCCACGATGGAAAATTATACGCTATTGATGCAACGTTGACGGGGTCTTTACAGACTATAGGCGATAATTATACGACTCTTATATCACAAGGTTACATTATGTTAGCACAAAATGATAGCCATTGGGATAATTCAACATTGAGTAGTGATGGGTTAGTTCTTAACTCTGAAAATGGAGTGATCATACTCAGACCTTCAGGAACTACGCTAGATTTATCTGATAATACATTTGATCTTTTCGCAAATTATATAAACTTAGTCGCTAAAAAAAATATAGATTTATCTGGTAATACACATATCAAAGGGCAAGTAGACGTTGAGGGTCGAGTGAATGTCGATTCAAATAATTTATATGTCGGAGGACTAAAACCGTCGTTAGAAGGACATACACATTGGTATGTACAGAGCGGTAGCACGGTTGGATGTTCGGCAGAGAATCATTTTAGAGCGTATAACAACGATCTCGGGTCATGTTTGGATAATGGGATTTATTGTGGATCATCTAATGTACGCTGGATTCGATTATATGCTGCTAATAGTTCAATTGGTACTTCCGACGCACGACTTAAAAAAGATATCAAACCATATGATACACGATATGAAGAATTGTTTAAAAAACTACAGCCCATATCTTACAAGTGGAAAAATGATGGTTCGGATAATCGAACTGATCATGATCGAGTACATACTGGTTTTATAGCACAGCAAGTTAAGCAGTCTATGGACGATGTAGGTCTTACTGATAAAGAATTTGCAGCGTTTTGCTACGATGATTTTAGTAAAGACCCTGAATGGACTCCAGAATCTACAAACGGTATGAGTGATAGATATTCTTTAGCATATGAAGAATTTATATCTTTAAACACTCACATGATTCAAAAACTGCTAAAACAGAATGAAGAACTTCAAAATAGAGTTAGTATTTTAGAACAAAAACTTGAAGTGAAAGGTGATGAAAATGCGAACATTAAAATTTAATACCGTCGGACAAACATTACGAAAAAATCCTGATTGTGATTTTTCTGATTTAGTATCCGGCACAGAAGGTTATCTAAACGCAGAATTTGATTTTTCATCGGAATGGTTTGGATGTAAAAAAGCTGCTGTATTTACAAGCACTGCTGGAAGTAATTATCCAGTACCCATAGTAAACAATCATTGTGATATTCCAAAAGAAGTATTAACTGATTATTATTTTAAAGTTCATGTGGTTGGGATAAAAGATGATTATAAATTAGTTACAAATGATATACGAGTAAACCAGAAAAGGAGGTAATTATGAATTTAGAAGAAGCTTTGGAAGCATCGGTTACGGAAGATGTAGTAGCAATAAATGATAACACCATTGTTGTTAATAATGATTTACGAACGATGAGTATTCCAGAAAAAGTTTCTATTTTGGGTGTAGAGTCTGATGAGTCAGTAAATCGATTAAAATTCCGATTACCTAGATATTATTGTGATCTTGATTTAGGTGAATTCAATATTTATGTAAATTATTTGAACGGTAGAACTGAAGATATTTACGTAGTTACAGATAAAAAAACAACTGATGATTATGTTGAGTTCTCATGGTTAGTTGGACGAAATGCGTCTAAAAATAAGGGATATACCAAATTTGTATTATGTTTAAAAAAGTCTGGCTCAGACGGTACTGTCATAAAAGAATTTAATACGACAGTACATAAACTTGAAGTATTGGAGGGGTTAGAAACAGAAGTCGACCCCTCATTAATAACCCAAAACAAAGATCTTAATGATTTAATAGATCAGATAAAAATAATGATAGATCTTGAGGGAGAGAAAGTCATATCGAATCTACCAAAAGATTATCAAGAACTTATAAACGAAGTAAAAGCGTTAAAAGATGAAATGAAAAACACCATGCCTTATTATCCGATCGCAACAGAGGAACAGGCAAGAGCTGGTGTTGACGATACAGTTATGATGACACCTTTAAAGGTTGCTATGGCTTGTGAAGAGTTCGGAGGCTCTGGTGGCGGTGGTGGAGGTAACGTAAATATTGCAACGTTAAGTAGTAGTTTTACAGGCGGATCATACGCTTATGGTTCACCTGTGGATATTCGTTACCGTTTTGTGTCTCCAGCGTCTGGCGATGGTACATTACATGTTATGGTTGACTCTGTCGAAACAGTTACAGAATCAGTTGCACAAGGAGTTAATAGAATAACCTTAAACGATCTGAGCAAAGGAAACCATACAATCACGATGTATGTTGTTGACTCTGCTGGAACGTTCACTGATACGTTAAGTTTTAGTATACGAGTTGGAACACTGGATATCACATCCACGTTTGATGACAGTGTAGATTTCAATATCGTAAATGTTATAAAAGTACCAATCACGATCGATACAATTTCAATTGATCCAATTTATATTGTTCAGACAATTGACGGTGTAGAAACAAGATTACATGCCGAAAATGGATATAACATTATTACTCTACCTACAATGAGTGCTGGGGCCCATAAAGTAAGTTTTCATGCAGAATCTGGTTCTTACAAATCACAAACGTTGAATTTTAATGTAATTATTGAAGATGCCGACAATCTTACATTAATTACCGATTTTAATACAAAAACTATAAAATATAAGGACATGCTAGAATTTCCATATCGTGTATCAATGAAGGGCGAAACTAAATTTACAGTAGAATATACTGTGGATAATACTGTTGTAAAACGAGTAGAGGTTCCATCAGGTACAAATATTTGGGCGACAAATACGCTAGAAATAGGAAGTCATACTCTTAAGATAACTGCAACAACAAAAGATGGAAGCAAAACCGCAAGCATTGAAAGAAATCTGATCGTTGAAGTAAGAGATTATGCACCAATGGAGCCAGTAAAAGATGCTTCTTTGCTTTGTTGGTTTGATGCGACAGGAAGAACAAATCAAGATATTGGTAAAGAAACATGGACCGATAAATCTGGAAAAGGCGTTGTCGCAACACTGCACAACTTCAACTACAACACAAATGGTTGGGAAAACAATGCTCTGAAATGTAACGGACAGGCTTATGTAGAGATTGACTTAGAAGCATTAGCCGATAATGCACCATACGGAATGACCGTGGATATCCGATATAACACAAGAGATGTAGGTAACCAAGACGCATGTGTATTAGAGATGAGAGGTAATGATACTTATAGTAAAGGTTTTGCGATAGATACTGAGTATATGTATATGAACTCTGCATCATCTCAGTTAAAGAGTACAGTAGAACAAGATAGTATCTCAAAAGCCACATTTGTTATCGATCGTGACAATAAGATTGCAAAAATCTATAACAACGGTGTTCTGACAGAAACATTCTTGATGCAGGACAGCGAAAATTTCACAAACAACACAAAGATATTCCTAGGTACAAAACTTGAAACAGTTGATTCAAAATGGGTTCCAAATGTGTTTGGAAACTGTGAGATTTATAGTTTCAGGGTATATGCAAGAGCGTTAGATAGCGAAGAAATCGTTAAGAACTTTGTGGCTGATATTCCAGATATGGATGAACAGCAAGCGAAATATCTTCTTAACTACGAAAATGCTATGCCTACGATGTATTTCTACGGAGATACTTCGGCAATGACAAAAGAAAACAAAGTACCGCTTAGGATTAAATATATTTCTGGTAATGCAGATGAATATGGAGCTTCTTTTGACTTGGAGAATTGTCAAGTTGGATGGCAGGGAACATCTTCCTTGCAGTACGCTGTAAAGAATTACAAAATCAAGCTAAAGAATCCGGATGGAAGTAAATATAAGTATAGTCCGTTCAAGAATGGAATCTTGGAAGATACATTCTGCCTGAAAGCTGATTATATGGAATCATCTCATGCAAACAATACCGGAATGGCTAAATTCATCAATGACGAGTTATACGATACAAAAGTACCACCTCAGCAAACAAATAGTAAGGTCCGTACAGCGATCAACGGATTTCCAATCCAGTTATATATCGCGAAGGATTCTGCATCAACACCGGTATATATGGGTGTGTTTAATTTTAATCTTGATAAAGGATGTAATAAATCATTCGGACTGGATAATGAAGTTACCGGACAGGAAAACTGTATGTCTTTTGAGGTATCATCAAACTCTGATACATCAGCAGGTGCCTTTAAAAATGATACAGATGAATCTTTACGTACAGACTTTGAATTGAGATATCCAGACGAAGATGATTGCACATCTGAACAGATTACTGAGAAGTACAACGTATTGAAAAGACTTGTTACTTGGGTAAAAAATGCAGATGAAACAACATTCAAAAACGAGTTAGAACAGTATTTCAACAAAGAATATCTACTCAAATATTTCTTGCAGGTACATCTATTCGGAATGGTTGACAACTTAGGTAAGAACATGATGTTAACTACATGGGACGGAAACATCTGGTATCCGCAGTTCTATGATCTTGATACACAGCTAGGTCTGGATAATACAGGATATTTGAAGTTTTACAGCGACATCGATATTACAGAGGGTGTTTATAATACGTCTGGTTCTAAATTATGGACGATGGTTGAAAATGTGTTTGCAGACGAATTATCTGCAATGTATAAGAAGCTTAGAACTTCTAAATATAGATTAGATAATATCTTGAAATACTGGTATGACGGACAGGTAGCACAAATCGGAGAACTGCAATATAACAAGGATATGGAAGCAAAATATATCAAGTTCAAAAACGATTACCTGTTCATGCTGCATGGTAGACGAAGTGAGCATATGAAAAAATGGGTAAAAGAAAGACTGTTATATCTTGACACCATATACGGTTATGAAGAAGATACGAAAGAATCTATCACGATTCGTGCGAACACTACTGCAAACATCAATCTTGATATTCTTACATATTCTCCACAGTATCTGACAGTACGTTGGAGAAATGGGGTAGAACAGAGATTGAAAGTCGGTCGTGATGCTAACGGTATGATGAAAGCTACACGATTTAACGGAACTCTTGCAACAGCGACAGACCAAGAAATCATTGTTTACAATGCAAAGCAGATCAAAAAGATTGACGGACTGACAAACGCAAATCCATCAACATTGAACCTTGTAGAAGCAAGTCGATTGGTTGAGGTAGATTGTCAAAATGCGAAAGTGCTGAATGATATTCGTCTGAACGAAAACAATAAGTTTATTTCAAAGATAAAACTGAACGGTTGTACAAAATTAGGAGATACATCCACAGGAAAATCGTCTGTATTAGATTTATCAATGTTCACAATGCTAAGTGAAGTTAATCTAAACGATACGTTACTTACAAATGTCTTGTTTCCTACAACGGGGTGCAACTTAAAAACATTACAGATAACGTCAAGCAAATTACAATCGCTGTCCTTGAAAAATATGCCATTACTTGGGTTGTTATCAGTTAATAAAGATGCAATATTGTCAGAGTTTACAGTTGAGAACTGTCCAGAAGCATATATGCGGTACGAAGTGCAACACGGGAGAAAAACAGTTCTTATAAGGTCAGAAACAATATCAATCAGTGGTTCTCCTAAATTGTTTGTGGATGATGATGTTGTATCAATAAATATTACTAGTACAGTTAACGGTAATAGGAATTATAATACACCATTGTTAAGAAATCTTAAGTTATGTGATATTGATAATATTCCTATATTGTTAATAAGTGGTACAGGGGCACAAGGTAATTATAAAGAAACGCACATTGAAACTTTCAAAATAGATTGTGGTATTGGATTCTTGAGATTGTATGGTATGGGATTCAAAACAATGCAAGAGCAGATGGATATTAATATGGAACGAGTTAAATGTCTCATGTTAAAACGATTTACAAATATCAGAAGCGTTCATTTAACATCAAAAATGAATGGTGTTTATATTGGTAATGAAGTTATTTGCGGCGAAACTTACAGCAATGGATATTTTTACAATAATGAGTTTGGTTTTGGAACTAGCAACGACAACGGAAATTATACTAATATGACGAAACTTGAGTCTATTTATATGGATGATGTGGAAGTGACTGATACTATAGATTTTTCAAGTAATCCTAAAATGGGTATGTTAGCATTAGACGAAACTGTGATACCAGAATCAATCGGAAAAGTAATTGCAAACTGTGATTTTACAGCATATAAAACTCCAGAATGGATGTATAACGGATATAATGCTCGTTTCTACTTACCACCGACATTTGAGGTTGAGGGATATATCAAGACCACGAGTGCTGATAAATTATGGCCAAAAACATCAACAAATACGGCATATCCACCTCTCCGTAATTTTGAGAAATTGACGTTAGAGTTAGATGAGGATTTTAACGATTTAAGTCAGTTTTTCAAAAATTTCAAAGCCTTAGAGAAATTACCAGATTGTATCACGCCAGAGGTGATTGGCAAATGTAAATATATCCATATGATGCTTGATGGATGCACTGCATTAACTAATATTAATCGTTTAGAGGGAGCTGATATTGAGATTAGGTCCGATTCAGAATACGATACAGTAAGAAGAGCTTTCGCCGGCGTTAAAGGACCTTTTACGTTAGGTAATGTCAGTATTACGAATACGGTTAGTAGCATCGGTTATGATATGGGAGAATTATTTGTTGATAGCGGTCTAACATCTGTTGGGGATGTAACATTGAATAATGTCGCCAATAATAGAAGATGCCATGGAATATTCAGAAATTGTCAAAAATTGACGTCAGTTGGGAATATCTCTATCAATTTAAAAGGCTTAATTAGTGTTCAAGATATATTCTCCAATACGCCATTATTAAAGCATATTGAAAGCTTTAATATTAATCTTGTAGATACTTCTATATCGTTTTACAATGCGTTTGCGAATTGTGGTATAACTGATTATTCATCTGTTAATATTCCAATAAATGCTAGTTTACCGCAATGTTTTGCTGGAGGACAATTAAAATTAATTGAAAATATTCCAAATTATAAAGAAGTAATAAGAACCGCTACAAATTTAAGCAACACATTTAACAGCACACAAATAGAAAATGTACCAGACCTTGTGATAGATAATGCTACAGTCATTGACCATATGTTCTTTGGCTGTAAAAAATTAAGAGAAGTTGCTAGTATTACAGGAAATGCCAACATAACAAACATTACAGAGATATTTAGGGAATGTGATAAATTGGAACGCATATCAAAAGTATCGTTCCCTAATATGCAAAAATCAACAGATCTATACAGTCATTGTAATATACTTTATATGTCTGGAAAATCAAATTCGACTGGTCAGATTGTCATTGATTATTTGAATTTGGGGAAAACGTTAGCTATCAGTAAAAACGAAATTACTAATAATGCATACGATGGTATGTTCGGTTTCTTCCAATGTCCAACACCTGTTAAAATCAATTTCCAATGCAATATTGGAACGATTATTGAAAAAACAGGTTGGTTAGGCAACATCAATGGTCTACCAGACGTAGAAACACTAAACAGCTTTGCAGACCACGCACTCGCATTAGATAGTCCTTATACGTTAAAGGTTTCTAAAAATATCTATAGCATATTTACATCGGAAATATTAGCTAAGTTATCAGCTAAAAACTGGACGATCGCATCAATGTAGGAGGTGGTAGAAGTGAGAACCGAAGTAAAAAACAATATCATATATCTTTATCCAGATAGTGGAAAAAGGTTGAAAATGTTAAACGGTACAGATACATACAGTGTTTTGATCCTTGCGAAAGATGACGCGCAAGACAATTACGAAGAAGTGGATTCTTTGTGGGAACCGGATTTGCCAGAAACAGCACCAGAAGTACCAGAAGTACCAGAAATAACACCGGATGAAAACGGTAAGATAACCTACGAAGATGCACAAAAACTGGTAGATACAATAAAAGAAATGCAGTCACGAATGGTGGATATGCAGGAATCAAATACCATGCTGACAGAATGTATATTAGAAATGTCGGAAGTGGTGTATGATGCATAGATTGATATTTAAATTACTATACGGAAAGGAGGGCGAAACAATGATGGCTATGTTATGGGCACAGCAGATTATGATTGGCAAAAAGACATATGCACAGGTACCAAAACTGTTAAAAGAGAAAGTAAAAGAAATCTTAATTGACAGTGGGTGCGAAGAACTTGTAACTGAATAATAAAAAAGGAGTAAACATTGAGTGACTATATTACTAGAGAAGAGCATGATGAGTTTAAAGACGGACTTAAAGCCGAACATGCTCGTACGAACGCTAGACTTCGCGAAGTTGAAGAAGTAGTCAAAGAAATACACACGATGTCAACTACCTTAATAGTCTTATGTGAAAAAATGTCATCTGTGAATAATAGCATAGATGCATTAAATGCCGATGTTGATACATTAAAAGCTAGAGACGGAGAAATGTGGCGGAAAATCGTTGCATATATCTTAACGACTGTAGCCGGTATCATCATCGGCTATATTTTTAAGCAAATAGGTATGTGAAAGGAGACGTTATATGTTAAAGAATTGTGTTTTTAAAATTGATGTAGATACAAAACAGTGGTTTAAATCTACTATCATTCGAGCAATAAAAACTTTTGCTCAGGTAGCAGCATCCATGATTACAGTGGGTGTTGCGATTACTGATATTAATTGGAAAATTGTATTTAGTGTAGCTTTTGTAGCTGCAATCTATTCAATTCTTACAAGTATTGGTGGATTACCAGAAGTACCAGCTGTTAATACTGATTCAGAAGATCTGGAAGACACTACATATAAAGAAGTAGAGGATTTAAAAGAAGGTGATTTGTAATGGCAATTAAAAAAGTAAACGTTCATGGAGGACATAATCCAGCGGGTAAAATTGCTTGTGGAGCTAAGGGTTTACTGGACGAATCTAAAGAAGATCGTAAGATCGCGAAAGCTGTTATTAAATATTTGCGTAAAGCAGGTGTTACAGTGTATAATTGTACTGTTAGTAACGGTACTAGCCAAAGAGATGTACTAAAAAAGATCTGTGCTAAATGCAATCAAAATGGAGTTGACTTTGATGTGTCTGTTCATTTGAATAGTGGACGCAACGACCACAAAGGCGATAAGAAATTAGGTGGTTTTGAAGTATGGGCTACAGCATTTTCGGGCATAAAAAAAGAAGTGGCTGAGAGAGCTGTGGTTAATATGAAGAAGCTTGGTTTCTCTTCACATGGTGATCCATACAAAAGAACTATGGGATTATATTATCTGAACCATACGAAAGCAAAAGCGATCTTATTTGAAATCTGCTTCGTAGACGATAAGGATGACTACTTATTGTATAAGACTGTAGGTGCTGATAAAATCGGTAAAGCTTTAGCCGAAGCAATCGTTGGTCATAGTATCAAAACGAGTAAGACTGCTAAAATTGCATCTGTATTTAAATCAGGTGTATCGGTTAAGATTGTTGGGAATGCTACGTATGGAGGGGCATCCAAAGGTAAACTTATTTCCAGTGCATATTTGAATAAGAAGTACACAGTTACCAAAGTTCAGACGAATAATGGTCAGCAGGAAGCTCTTATTAAGCAGTTGAACAGCTGGGTACCAACAAAATATTTGAAGCTTTGTTAGACGTAATTAGCT